GTACAAAATGAAAGTACTAAAACTTGACGCTGATACACTAGCGAGTATTAGGTCTGAGAAAGCTCATGGTCTCACCGGACAGTTTGAGAACTTACGCAACGGCAAAACTGCAACGCAGAGAAGTCCATTGTTCAAAGACAAGTCGATGGATGAAGTCAAACTGCTATGGTCAGAGGTGTTGTCCCGTAATAACTCACCTTTCTCTAGTTTAACGGAATATGAAGAAACCCGTTGGGCTAAATTCGGACCTCAGGGAGCTTATCCTCCCCTGAAAGATTCCATGGAAGATCTGGAAATGTATTTTACTCCTAGAAATGCACCCACAATGTCCGAGGAAGAACGGTCTAGCCTTGTTACACAGACGAGAGAATTACTATTTGGTAACGCTCATGATCTTCGCGCTCTAACTCCTGAGCAAGTCCTGAAACGCGATATTGAAGAATCAAAAGTCGACACTAATTCAGGTTTACCTGATTTTAGTAAGCGTAGCGCCTCTGAAGTCCAATCCAGAGCCGTTAAGGATGCAAAGAGTGGCAAGTGGGAGAAATATCCTGCAGTCCTCGGACGTAGGTCTACTAGGTTGAAACCTAGATTTATTTTTATGTTTCCTATGTCTACAAATTTAGTAGAGAAACAGTTTGTTGTGCCCATCATGGACTTGATCCGTAAGAATAAGGTACCCAGCTTTAGTGCTTGGGAAGGCTTTGACGACGTAGAGATAGCCATGCATAAACAAGGTTTCTTCTCAAAACCATGGAAGGTTGCTATGGATTACACTAAGATGGACACTTCGTGTAGATCGTGGGCAATGGATTTTGTGTATGATGTAGTTGCACCAATCTTTCAACCTAAGGACAGAGCCTTACTGAAGAAGTCCTTACACCATGTAATCAACATCCCAATTATGATCGACGACAATACAGTAACGCAGGGAGAACATGGGATAGCGTCTGGATCGGGATGGACTAATTTAGTAGAGAGTATAATATCTCAGGGAGTGCATTTATACCTCGAACAGAACTCCGGATCACAATTGCTCGGTGATGATGGAGCTTTGACATTTGGTGACGATATGTCAGAAGAAGAGATTGGACAATGTATTTCTAAAGCCGCTGAAGCATTTGGGCTAACAGCTAATCCTGAGAAACAGCGAGTTAATAGAAACACGGTAGTATACCTGCAGAGATTCTTCACACCTGAAGTTCTGGTCCCAGGAACTGATATGGTGGCAGGTTGTTATCCCACTGTTCTAGCCTTAAACAGTGCGATGAATCCGGAGAGATTTCATGATCCTAAGAAATGGAATGAAAAGATGGAGATTCTCCGATGGATTATGATATTAGAAAATTGTAAACATAATCCTAAATTTACAGAGTTAATAGAGTTTTTCCTTGAAGGGGATAGATATAGGTTAGGTTTATCTATTCCAGGGTTCTTTAAAAGACATTTAGTCCAGACCGTTAAAGAAGCCAAGACAATTAAAGGATTTATTCCCTCTTATACCACAGCACATAAGGATGTTTTTAAGTCACCAAGAGGAATTCTACAGTTTAAAACGGTACAGTATTTGTTGAATAAACAGAAAACTGAGCGATCTGTAGTGAATAAAGTTGAGGCGACATAATTGTCGAGAGG